GGTAAAACCAACTAGGGTACTTCGCCGTTCCATGGATGCCCTCATTTGTGACCAGATGGCCTGCTGCATGTATTGTAATGCAGTTGGTTCCATCACGATCACACGAGGACTTGACATGGTTTTGGGCACGAGTGTTAATCGTGCCGGAACCACATGGGTTTCGTGAGTTGGTTCCCTGTACCCAGCATCCGCATAGCGGAAGTTGGGCACCGCCCAGTCAGACCAGGGAAACCTGGCCTCAAGATGGGCCGGCCAATACTCAAGATCGTACTTCTTGTTACCAAGAAGACGATCCGCAGTATGGCCCGGACCATGACGGGGTATAAGGTTGTCGGTGCTGATTGCATAATCAGCTTCTGACAACAAGGGAACCACGACACGCTGGGAAACTTCCATCAAGTTTGATAGAAGTTCACCTGATTCATCTTTCAGGTCCCAGTCGTGGCACTCATCGTCCGCCGCAAGATAACTTGCAATTGCAGCGCCTTGGCGCTGAGGAGTGCAAACTCCTTCTATCTTGCCGAACACCTGTGTCAACTGGTGAACGGCCCGGATAGACTCGGTGCAAGGATCTTGCCGAAGGGCGCCCTCAGGAGTGAAGATGTTCTCCAGGAAACCTCGTAAGAATACGGGGAGACCTCCGCGACGGCCAAAGGCCGAACACGTGGTGGGAGTCCACTCACCTTCTTCCAAGGCTCTTAACAAGCCTTTTCCGAAGGTGGGAAGGGTGATTCTTAGAAAAGAATCACCTTCCATCTCACTCCGACGTGATACCGTTAAGATATCACGACGGGCATCGACACCGCACAGGGCACCTAGCTCGTTTGCTAGAACGCCCCACAAGGATACTAGGCTCTTCAATGTGCCCCCCTTCCAGAGGGTCGCATTCCTAGCCAAGTATTCCAGATTTACTGTCCGCAAGATCTAGCGGATGAGATCAGTTCTCTTAGATCTCACCGCCGACAAGCTTCGCCGTGTTGGCGTTAGTGCTGGCCTTGAGCCAGTCAGCCAACGCGACGATACCGTTGATCATGTCCGTGTTGGTAAAACCAACAGGGGGCACGTCCAGCGTCAAAAAGATGCTGTACGAGACAGGGAGAGACCTCCCACTCGTAAACGGGTCCGTCACGATCTTGTTGGACACCAGCTGCACCTTGTGCTGGTTCCGCTTCCCGGACGAGTGGGAAACGGTCAGCACGTAGGTGCCGTCGTCCTTGGAAAAGCGGCCGCTGTTAAGCGAGCTGCCAGTCCTCGGAAGCGACTGGGCGACGGCGTTAACCGTCACTGACTGGGGGTCTGAAAACACTTGGACTCCTTGATAGTAGACGGTTGGTACCGTCATGGTTGGACAACGCAGGCACTGGTAGGTTAGTTATCCCATCAGTGACCCACGCCAGTGGGTTCACAACACGATGGCAGTGACTAGCCGAGCAGAATGCTCGAACTAGTGTTTCACACCGAGCGCAGCAAGAATGGAAAGCTGACGAGGTGTTAATTCGCCAACTCCACCAAACCCGAGGTATGGCACAGAGACAAATCTCTTCTTGGTCTCGGAGATACTCCGAGAGCTGGGCAACGACCAGGAATTACCCACGGTCGTTGACGCAGCAGTGAGAGATTCAGTCATGGTGTGGGACATTACAAATCCCTCCACCATTGCCATACCGTCCGACAGTAAATCTGACACAGATTGTACTACTACATCTGTGTTTGTGAGCCAGTCCGAAAACCAGCTCCAGGGTGAGAGGTTCCAAAGAACCTCTGGCGTTAGTTCAAGACCTAACACTTCTCTAGCGTAATTGCTAAAGTCGTGAGAGGCTCCTTGAGCCGATTTGGAAATTGGAGGAAAGTACAAGTACTTTCCTTCAAACCAAACCCGGTGATAAGACTGTTTCCAGTTACCACCGGACGCCTGGAACCCAAACGAGAAGCCGTCCGAATACCGATAAGTCGCAAGACTTCCGGTAGTCGCCGTGCTTACCGTTGCTGTCGGATAGGAGTGGCCGACTCTGATAACGTTAAACCGAGAGGCTTTGTGAGCCCTCTGTATCACGTTATCGGCCTCGACAACGCGCTTGTAATAAGTCCGGATCTCTCTTTCAAGAGGTTTCCAGCCAAAGTTCCAAGCAACGTAATCCTTCGCAACACCTTTCCTGATTCCCCGAAGGGAAGTAAGGGAGGTTTTCCACCGGAGTAAATCCGGCGGCGAAGGAAATCCATCAGAAGCCAACTCACCTGCTGAAGTGAGAAGGTTGACTGATGGCGAGGCAGGCCTTGACATACCGATTGCGGCATCCCCCTTGTTCTTCACCTCATTATCTGAGGGGAAGGTACCAGGAGGAAGACTCCCGGCTTGAACGAAAATAACGTTCGAGCCGACCCGGGGATAACCCGGGGTGACGACGGCATAACTCCGAGTCATTCTCATGGGTCCGTTACGGACCCATTCGATTGTCTCGGAGCCGCCGCCACGAGTCGTGCCC